AGACTTACAAAAGAAAAGATGACAGATAACCGAGAAAGATTTCTTTATAATTATTCTGTGTTTGCAAAGAAAAAATATCCTGACAACTGGGAAGATAAAGTTAAAGAAGCAGCAAGAGAATATTTTGTTTATGATAGCAAGTGGGACGATAGTAAAGTTGAAGGTAAGATTAGAGATTGGAAAAAAAGTAAAAGTGATAAAGGTTATACTTGTTCTCAAGACCCTATCGCTCCTCTATGTTTAAAACAAACGTGTTACAAAAGAAAGTATGGAGTCTTAACAAATGTACAAATATCATGGCCAACTTTATCAGGTTTAACAAGAATAGAATACAGACCTGATCCAGAGTTTTGGTTGACAGTTCAAGTTGATGAAGAAAATACAAAACAAGTTATAGTAAAAAATATAGATAAACTTGTAGAGATGAGAGAGCTTAGAAAAGTAATAGCAGCACAAACTTCTCTTATACCTCCAAAGATTAAAGACGCAGACTTTCAAAAAATATTAGACCCATTGTGGAAGAACCTAGAAACATTAGATCCACCAGAAGGAACGAGTGACATAGATATATTAAAAGCCCACATTGTTAGTTATGTAAACGAAATGAAAGCTACAAGTCATGCATCATTAGAAAGTGGAGCAACATATGATGACGGTGAATATTTTTATTTTGTTTATGATAAATTTTATGATCACTTAAAAACAAAAGAATGGAAACTAAAACAAGATAGAACTGGAGTAATGATTAAAAAACAATTCAAAGGTGAATTAAGTGTACAGGTCAGATATCCTCATAAAAAAGGAGCTAAGATGAACCCTAGAATAAGATGTGTGAGATTACTTAAAAATAAATTTATACAGGAAGATGCACCTGACGAACAAATACAAATGAGAAACGTTGATGAACTTATGTAAGATATACGGACCACCAGGTACCGGTAAAACATACAGACTTATTAGTAGAGCAAGAGCTTATGCACGGATCGGCTCCCCGTTGGATAAGATAGGTTATTTTGCTTTTACTAAAAAGGCAGCGAAAGAAGCAAAAGAGAGAATGCCTTTTCCTCCAAAACGTTTAAGGCATTTTCAAACTCTTCACTCGCTGGCATTTAATACCCTAAGTCTAAGTGAGGATAGAGTTATGCAACCTTATCACTACGAAGACTTAGGGAAACTTTTAAACATTAGAGTTAGATACCAGGATAAATTTAACAAAGAAGAAACACATTTTTTGACTTGTGATAATCCCTATTACCAGCTGATAGGTAGAGCTATGAATAAAGATATATCTATTGAAGAAGAGTTTAATTTAAATGAACATAATAGAAATGATGTGAGTTGGAATACTTTAAAACATATCTCCACTAATTTAGTAGAGTATAAAAAAAATAATAACCTTATTGATTTTAACGACATGATTCATCAGTTTATAAATAAGGCTGAAAAGTGTCCAGAATTTGACACCGTCTTTATTGACGAAGCTCAAGACTTATCAAAGCTACAATGGAAAATGTTTGAAGTTTTAAAACAAAAATCAAAACATATTTATTTAGCGGGTGATGATGACCAAGCAATCTTTAGTTGGGCTGGAGCTGATGTAGATAGTTTTATAGATGTTAAAGCAGATAAAGAAATAATACTAAATAAATCAAGACGTATTCCAAAGAACGTACAAACCTATGCATTACAAATCATAGACAGAATACAAGGGAAAAAAGTAGCAAAAAATTATAAGGCAAGAGAAGTTGATGGTAAAGTAGAAAAAATTAGTGATTTATCACAAATTAATATAAAACAAGGTAAGTGGTTGATTCTTGCAAGAACAGGATCAAGATTAAGAAATATAATGGATGAATTAAAAAGACGTGGAATTTATTGTGCTACTAAAAAAGAAAAAAGTTTTAGCGAAAAATTATACAGAACTATTTTATTATATCAACGTTGGTGTAAAGGGGAACCATTAGAAGAACATCAAATGAAAGAAATAAAAGAATACACTGGTGAAGAACAGTTAGATAAAGACATACCTTGGTTTGATTCTTTTGTTGCTGCTAAGTACGAAGATAAATTAAATATAAGAAATTTATTATCTAACGGTGAAAAATTAAGTGATAAACCTAGAGTCTTTTTATCTACGATACATTCTATTAAAGGTGGTGAAGAAGAAAATGTAATTGTTGCTTTAGATTTAGCGCATAAGATTAGAAAAGCTTTGCAAAGAAGTCAAGCAAAAAGAGATGAAGAGCATAGAGTATTTTATGTTGCGTACACAAGAGCAGCACAAAATTTATATTTATTAAAATCAAAAATAGAAAGAAAGGGTTATCAAATATGACAGACAATAGTATATTCAAAGATATAGCACCGCAAGATAAGCAGATAGGTGGCAAGCATTATAAATCTTTTTACATTCAGCCGTATGAATTTATTTCAAAAAATAATCTCTCGTTCTTCCAGGGGAACGTTGTGAAATATGTTTGTAGATATCTTACAAAAAATGGTATAGAAGACTTAGAAAAGATTATACATTATTGTGAATTAGAAATTAAAAAAATGAAAGATATGAAAAAGAAATGAAGGTACCTTTATTTACAGCACAGACTGAATGGATAGAGCCGGAAGAATATCCAGATCTACGTCCATATGATGAAATAGCAATTGACTTAGAAACTAGAGATCCTGATTTAAAAACAATGGGATCTGGTTCTGTTATTGGTAATGGTGAAGTTGTTGGTATTGCTGTGGCTGTACCAGGACGTAAATATTATTTCCCTATTGCTCATGGATCAGGGCCAAACATGGATAGAAAAAAAACTATTGAATGGTTTAAAGATGTTTTAGCTTCTGATGCCATTAAAATATTTCATAACGCAATGTATGACGTGTGTTGGATTAGACAGATGGGTTTAAAAATAAATGGTTTAATCGTAGATACAATGATAGCTGCATCTCTTATCGATGAGAATAGATTTAGATATGATTTAAATAGTTTATCTTGGGACTATCTTGGACATGGTAAGAACGAAGTTGCATTAAACGAAGAAGCAAAGTCTAGAGGACTAGACCCTAAATCTGAAATGTGGAAACTACCTGCAATGTATGTAGGTTCTTATGCAGAGAAAGATGCTGAATTAACTTTAGAACTTTGGCAAATATTTAAAAAAGAAATTATACACCAAGACATTGAATCTATATTTAATTTAGAGACTGATCTTTTTCCTTGTCTTGTTGATATGCGCTTTTTGGGAGTTCGGGTAGATTCAGATAGAGCCACTCTCCTAAAGCAAGAATTAGAAACAGAAGAGAAGAAACTCCTATTAGCAATAAGTAAAGAAACCACAATAGAACCTCAGATATGGGCTGCCAGAAGTATTGCAAAAGTATTTGATAAACTTTCTTTACCATATGAACGTACTGTTAAAACTAATTCTCCTTCTTTTACTAAAAACTTTTTACAGGAACACAAACATCCTGTTGTTAACATGATAGCAAGAGCTCGTGAAATAAATAAAGCTCACACTACATTTATAGATACCATATTGAGATACGAACATAAAGGAAGAATACATGCTGATATTAACCAAATAAGATCAGATCAAGGTGGTACAGTTACAGGTAGGTTTAGTTATTCTAATCCTAATTTACAACAACTACCGGCAAGAAATAAGGATCTTGGACCAATGATTAGATCTCTGTTTTTACCTGATGAAGGTAGAACCTGGGGATGTTTTGATTACTCACAACAAGAACCAAGATTAGTAGTTCATTATGCATCGCTTTATAAATTTCCATCAGTCAATGATGTAATAGATAATTATGAAAATGATTCGGCTGCAGACTTTCACCAGACTGTAGCTGACATGGCAGAGATACCAAGGACCCAGGCCAAAACAATTAACTTAGGTTTGTTTTATGGTATGGGTAAAGCTAAGTTACAAGCAGAGCTTGGTGTATCAAAAGATAAAGCTGCAGAATTATTTGATCAGTATCATGCTAAAGTTCCATTTGTAAAACAAATCATGAATGCTGCATCTAACAGAGCGCAGGAACGAGGACAGATAAGAACATTACTAGGTAGATTGTGTAGGTTTCATTTATGGGAGCCCAATCAATTTGGTATGCATAAAGCATTGCCTCATGAAGAAGCGCTAAGGGAACATGGACCAGGAATTAAAAGAGCTTACACATACAAAGCATTAAATAAATTAATACAAGGATCTGCAGCTGACATGACAAAGAAAGCTATGTTAGATTTATATAAGGAAGGCATTGTAGCGCACATACAAATACATGATGAGCTCTGTGTTTCTGTTGAATCTCCAGAACAAGCTAAAAAAATCATTGAAGTAATGGAGAATGCTGTTAGTCTAGAGGTACCTAACAAGGTTGATTACGAAAAAGGTAAAACTTGGGGTGAAATTAATGGATAAACTATGGCATATCTTAACGCAAACATACCACCAATGTACGCACAAATTAGGAGAGAATACTTATATGATCTCAAAAAACATCATGGTGAAGTTGAGGAATGTATTGTCTTCGGTATCACATCGATGGGCGGCCGGGCTATTCTCTGGCATGCAATTATGGAGAACGGTGCAGTCTTTTATCGCCTACCAATTTCGGCTTTTATTCAACGTGGTTTTCAACCGGATGCTGTTCCAATTCGCAGACTTGACGAGCTGGAGCTATGGAATTCTTTTAGTTACTATCCTACTGTTACTTCTTGGAATATCTTAAGCGCAGCTTCAGGCAAATACATTGGTAAAGATAAAAAGTGGCATCACGGAGCATACTTATTTACAATTGACTGGGCTCACCCAGATGGTAATATGCTCGACACGGATCATTCAGAGATACCGCATGAGCATAAGTGTGCTCACATCATAGCCCTAGATGATGGGAACTATGCAGCACAACCTAACAATAGATGTATTTGGGATTTACCCTCTTTCACAGTGAAAGATAATATTCCCGATTGGAAGGTACAAACAACTGAGTGGAATGTAGAAGATACTGGTAAGTGGAAAACACAAGACACTGACAACTTCTTTTACGAAATTGAGGAGAAAAAACATGATAAATAAATGTAAAAATATTTGTTGCAAAGTTTGGGACAAAATTAAAGCTGGCTGGGA